TATATTCCATATTCATTGGAATGACAGCCATTGCTGTACCATCATCTTCAATAACACCCGGATTAAAATACTCTAATTCAGGATACAATGTTGTTCCATCTGAACCATATACTTTATTTCCTGTATATCTTACACCTTCAATTTTACCACCACTAGTTTGTAAATTACATTTATATCCAGTGTTCGTTCTAATAACACCAGTTTTCTTAACCGCATCTGAATCACTATCTGTTACAGATGAGATTAAAATTAATGAAATTGGTTCTACCTTAACACCTTTATCTGATAAGTCAAAATCTACTCTTGATATACCTATTTCACATAAATCTTGATTTCCCCAAAATGGAAAAACCTCAATTTTTTTATTAAATGCTACAATTTGTTCTAACCCGTCTAAATCTTCATCAGATTTAAAATTATAAAATCTATCAAATCTTTTTTCGTCAATTCCTTGTCTAATAAAATCATATGGTCTAATTGAAAAACATCCCATATCTGACAAGTCAACTTCAGCATGAATTGTTTGTTCACCTAATGGAACTCCCCAAATCATAAAGTCACCAGCACTATTGGTTTTTACAGTATAATTGTAATAAGTTTCATAAACTTCTAAAACTTCCTCTCTTGATAAGATTTCTTGTTGGTCAAAAAATGTACCTGTTGGTACATGTCCTCCGTGTTGTTTCCTTGATGGTAAAAGATTATAACGATATCCATCATCATTTTTATCTACGACTGACGTATAGGGATATAAAGCGGATATAACGGGGTCTGTTGAATCTGTGTCTTTTTGTGGTACAAAAACCGATACTTTAACATTTGGTATACCTAAACCATTATTTGCAGTAACTCTACCACAAACCACTCCATAATCCGAGCATAACGATGTATATGCCTGTTGTTGGGTAAATTTTAATGATAAAACCTCCAATAAGTCGTAGTCTTGTTTTAACTCAACCGTAACCCTTTGGTCTTTTCCAATATTTGTTGAAATTCTATGTTTTTGCATTGTTCTTATAATAAATAGAAAGCATGAGATTTTCTACTATTATAACGAAAAAACATTTTAGTATGTAGTCGTTCCTAAAGATTTAGTTCTCACTTTGATATCTACATTTGGGAATCTGATTTGGAAAATTTGATTGGACTTCATGAATATCGTTAAATCAGTTTGTGTTATTAATCCTGTTGTTGCATTTACGTCTTGTGAAACTTCAGAACTTGAGTAGTTTCCACCTTTTTTGTTAAAAACTCTAACGTCGACAACATTTACAACTCCTGAAACCGCACCAATTTCTCTCATTAAATCTCCTACGAATAATGGGTCACCCATTTTACGTTTTTCAATTGCGAAAAATTCTACTGTATTTTGAATCGTTGTTCTTAAAATATCACTTGTTTTTTCGTTCTTATCGACAATTAAATCAATTTCTAACCCTAAATCAATTACCTGACCACTTGTAATATCAATGTAATCATTTATCATTCTATATTCAGAAAGATAACTTAATATGTTGTTTTTCAATGTGTTAGAAACAATATCAGTTAAATTACCATTTTCATCATATGATAAAAGTTTAATCTTAACCTTATTATCTTCTTCCATTACATTTACTTTAGCAGGTGCACCATAAGTAGATGGCATTGTCTCAATCAATGATTTGTAATCATTTAAAGTTACTGCTCTATCTTGTGCGGAAAAATTATAAGATACCATATTTCTTAACTCTTCTATTGTAGGTTGGTCAGCTCCACCGATTGCGGGAGTTACGTTAGTAACTCTCAATGATTGTTGAACTTGTGAATTAAAGTTCTCATTTGGACCATTAACCTCAAATTCAACGTCATCTACACTTGTTATAATATTAACCCCTAAATTCGAGTCTTTACCACCGCCAATACGATATTTGATGAATATTGTGGTGTTGGCCTTTGGTACCGCACCCAATGACATATTATTTAGATATGTTGATAGATTAACCTTTAAAGAACCATTCATATAGTTATCTAAATTATCTAATGGGTTAACAGTTCCTGAACCAAATGTTATTGAAAAATAACCCTCGGGAGTATATTCGGTTACAAATTTGTTGTTTACATCGAGATATTTTCCCGCCTTAAAATTATCTGAATCTGAAGCTGCAGTTGGGTCTGGTATAAAAACTTTATCTTGAATTAATGTTTTTACTTCATACCATTTATTTGAAATGTTTGTAAATTCAGAAGATGATGGATTTGCCCCAAATGAGGTTCCATCTTTATGAATAATAGATGTTACACCTAACACATCTTGTTCGGGTAAGTAAAGTTTAAGAAATGGTTTTTGATCTAATTCTGAAATTACTCTTCTATAAATTCTTGTAACTCCGTTAACAACGGGTTCTCTTTTTGTTATAGTGTATGAAATCAATCTATTATTATTATCAAAATTAGGTATTTTAAGTCTATTTGGTTCTCCTCTACTATTGAATGGGTCAGAAAAATCAATATCTTCTAACGTTTCAAATATTTGTCCTCCTCCTGAAACCTGAGCACCTGCTTTAACAACACCCAAATATCTATCATCCTCTTTATCTCCCCTTACCGGCACGTTAATAGAAAAATCACATAAAGAAACGGATGGTCTATTACCGGGTATTTTAATACCATAAGTTTTTGCAATATGAAATAACGATTGTCTTTGTTGAGCAAAGTCTAACATTGTTTCTTGCCAAACCCTATCAATATGAAAGTGTAAGTTATCTGCAACTGCCGCGTTTAAATCTAACAATACAGAGAATATTGATGCGTCGTTGGTATTTTTAACCAAATCAGGATAATATTCTTTTGTTAAATTTACTAATTCTTGTCTAAGTCCCGCAAAATCTCTGGTTGCGTATGATATCTTTTTTCCCATTTTAAATGTTTAATATTATAAAATCTGAAGACGAAAACGCTCCATTATTAACTGTATATTCAATCTTTACTTTAGCCGTGTACGGTTTATTTTTACTATCTGATACTCTAAAAAGTCTTTCGTCCTCATCAGAAGAAAATGTTCTTACATTATCAGGATCATCTTCCGCAGAAATTACTTCAAGATTTGTTATGTCTAAATTAGGTATGTATCTTTTTACCGATTCCCTAATTTCTTCTTCAATTAAGTTCCAAGTTACCATGTCGTTTTGGTCGAATATAAATTGATATAATCTTGTACCAAAATCAGGTAAGAAATAACGACTACCTCTTTTTGTTAATAATAAATGTATTAAATTAGCTCTAACTTCCCTATCGGGTGCTGAGGTCATTTTTAAATAACTACCTTCTAAACTGTCTCTAAAAGGAAAATCAATTCCATATTTTACCGCCATACCAATAAATATAAACTATTATAAAATGGTAATAAATAAAAAACCCAGCCGAAGCTGGGTTAAATTTATAGTAAAATATACCTAATTTTATTACGAACCACATCCCTCACACTCAAATGGTGAATCGGTGGGTCTTTCTGATGTCATTACAACTTCAGGTGTTTGTTCACTAATCAATGTATTATTTGTTGGAACTTCAACATTATTCACAGATGATGTTTGTTCGACTGGTTTTGATGCTGACATATCAACCCCCAAACCTTTCAACGCATCAACTGCCGCTCTTGTTCTTAAATAATACATACCAGTTTTTAAACCTAATTTCCATCCAAATAAGTGTGCTGCTAATAATTTAGGTTTAGTTGCATTATCCACAAATAAATTTAATGATTGTGATTGGTCAATAAATACACTTCTGTTTGCTGCCATTTGTAAAACTCTCTTTTGAGACATTTCCCAAACGGTCTTATATACTTCTTTCATTTCAGTTGGAATTTCAGGAATATTTTGAACCGAACCATTTTCCATGATTAACTTGTTCTTAATCGTATCATTCCATAACCCTAACTTCAATAAATCGGCAACCAAATGTTTGTTAATCATGACAAACTCACCACTTAATGTTCTACGTGAATATAAATTTGTTGTGAATGGTTCAAACGCTTCATTATTACCTAAAATCTGTGCTGTAGATGCTGTTGGCATCGGTGCAACTAATAATGAATTTCTAACACCATAGTTAACAACATTCTTCCTTAATTTTTTCCAATCCCAACGACCAGATAAATCTTTGGCAGTTTTACCCCACATCTCAAATTGGAAAATTCCTTTTTCGATTGGTGAACCTGCAATTGATTCATATGGTCCAAACTCTTTCGATAAGTCATTTGAAGATGTCATCGCCGCAAAATATATTGTTTCAAAAATATCTGTTTGTAATTTATCAGCATCTTCAGATTCAAATGGTAAATTTAACATACAAAACACATCGGCTAAACCTTGAACTCCTAAGCCAACTGGTCTGTGTTTAAGATTTGAACGTTTTGTTTCTTCTGTTGGGTAATAATTTAAATCAATCACATTGTTTAAGTTTTTTACAACTTGATATGTGTATTCATATAATAAATCGTGATTAAATTCACCGTTTAAAATATACTTAGGTAAAGCAATTGATGCTAAATTACAAACCGCTTGTTCAGTTGGTGAACTGTATTCAATAATTTCAGTACATAAGTTTGATGACTTGATAGTACCTAAATTTTTTTGGTTTGATTTATAATTGGCAGGGTCCTTATATAACATATAGGGTGTACCTGTTTCAATTTGTGCAGTTAAGATAGCATCCATTAATTTTCTTGCTTTAATGACTTTTCTACCTAAACCTTGTTGTTCGTATGATTCATATAAACGAGTAAACGCCTTATCTTCAGGACTATCATATGCATCAGATAATCCAGGTGCCTCATCAGGTGAGAACAATGTCCAATCACCATCTTGTTCGACACGTTGCATAAACAAATCAGGAGTCCACATTGCTAAGAACAAATCTCTTGCTCTCATTTCCTCTTTACCGTGATTTTTTCTTAAATCAATAAATTCAAATACATCAGAATGCCATGGTTCTAAATAAACAGCGAACGAACCTTTACGTTTTCCTCCTTGGTTAATCCAACGAGCAACTTCGTTATATGTTTTCATCATTGGTAACAATCCATCAGATTGTCCACCTGTTCCTTTAATATATGCTCCTTTAGCACGAACATCATGAACGTGTAAACCGATACCACCAGCCCACTTAGAAATCTTTGCAACGTCTTTAATTGTGTCAAACAAACCATCAATATCATCACCTTTGTTTCCAATTAAAAAACAAGATGACATTTGTGCTCTACGTGTACCAGCATTAAATAATGTTGGTGTTGCGTGAGTATAAAAATGTTGTGATAAGTCATCATAAATTCTTAACGCAGTATCTAAATCACCCTTACATATACCAACCGCAACTCTCATATAAAGATATTGTGGTCTTTCAATAACTCTATCTCCAATCTTTAAAAGATAAGAACGTTCTAATGTCTTATAACCAAAATAATCAAAATCAAAATCTCTTTCTTGATGAATTGCACCATCTAAAGTTTCTCTATTATCAATCACAAACTTGTAAACGTCATCACTTATTAATGAAGATTCTTTACCTGTTTTTGGTTCAACAAAAGAATATAGTTCTTTAACACATTGTGAGAATTTTTTATGTGTTGTTTTATGTAAATTAGAAACTGCCAATCTACCAGCTAACTTAGCATAATCTGGATGTGTTGTAACCATAGCAGCAGCTGTCTCCGCCGCTAACACATCTAACTCAGTTGTTGATATTCCGTCATAAATTCCTTGTGTTACTTTTAATGTAACATATGTTGGGTCAATATATTCTAAATTTAAATCACTACAGAAAACACTAATTCTTCTCGTGATTTTATCATACCTCATTTCCTCTAAGGAACCGTCTCTTTTTTTTACTTTCATCTTTATAATAATATTTTAAAAATCAATGTCGTCACCAAATGCTGAATCTAAATCTTCAGTTGCTACGTTATTAACACCAGCTTTTTGATATTCAGCCACTCTTTTCTCAAAAAAATTAGTTTTACCTTGTAATGCAATGTTTTGCATAAAATCAAAAGGATTTTCTGAATTATAAACTTTAGGAGCACCTAATGCAACCAATAATCTATCTGTTACAAACTCAAGGTATTGTGACATTAAATCTGAGTTCATACCGATTAAACGAACCGGCAATGCTTCGAGAATAAATTCCTTTTCAATTTCTAACGCACCACAAATAATTTCTTTAATTCTTTCTGGTGATATTTTATTTTCAATATGGTTGTTATAAAGATGACAAGCAAAATCACAGTGTACACCTTCGTCACGAGAAATCAACTCATTTGAAAAAGTTAAACCTGGCATTAAACCTCTTTTCTTTAACCAAAAAATTGAACAGAACGAACCTGAAAAGAAAATACCCTCCACCGCAGCAAACGCTAATAGTCTATCTACGAATGATTCTGAATTAATCCATTTAAGTGCCCAATCCGCTTTCTTCTTAATTGCGGGAATAGTATCAATTGCATTAAACAATTTATGTTGTTCTTCCTTATCTTTTACCAATGTATCAATTAATAATGAATACGTTTCACTATGAATATTCTCCATCATAATTTGGAATCCATAAAAGAATTTAGCTTCAGTATATTGAACTTCATTAACAAAGTTCATTGCCAAATTTTCATTTACTATACCATCAGATGCCGCAAAAAATGCTAACACGTGTTTTACGAAATGTTGTTCATCGTCATTTAATTTATTCTCCCAGTCATTTACATCTTGAGTTAAATCAATCTCTTCCGCAGTCCAAAAAGACGCTTCAGATTGTTTATAGAACTTCCATAAGTCATGATGTTCGATAGGAAAAAGGACAAACCTTCCTGGGTTGTCTTGTAAAATTTTTTCAGTCATTTTTTTTTTAGTTTTGTTTGTTTGCTACTTCTTGTCTCTTTAAAAAGGCTTCTCTTGCTCTAACTTGGTTATTTTGAACTTTTTGTTCTTCGTGACCTAATAGAGTATTTTGTGATTCTGTATCAATAAGTAAGAACTCATTGTTGAATTTACAGTTTTGCCATATGATACCATCCTTACCTATACGAGATTTAAGTAAAGTTAAAGTTGCTAAGTTGTGTTCTTTTTGTTCTAATGTTTTACCAATAGATAATATAACGTGAGCAATTTGTGCCTTCTTGATTGAACCTCCCATTTGGTCTCCTGTTACAACTTCAGATGAAATTGATTCACGATTACCTTGAGTTGCTGTCCATATTGCCATATCAAACTCACCTGTCATTGCTTCTAAACTTCTCATTACCGAACCCTCACCTTTCCATTCTTCTCCGTTTGTTGATTTATCTGAAGATACACAATCAATATAATCAATAATTAATAAATCAATTTTGAATCCATCTGAATTCAGTTTTCTAACTTTAGATTTGATATCGGCTATTGTAACATTATCACTAGCTAATTTTAATAATCTTAAATTACCTTTTGATTTTTCTTGTACTTCCTCAACCTTTTTCTTAACTATGTCCTTAAATTCTGGTTGTTCGTCCGCAGTAATGTCAGTCCAAATTGTATAGTGTTTTCTCTTAATGTTACCCGGATTATCTTCAAAAAATATTTGAAGTACGTTAAAGTCTAAATTATATGCTGTATTGGCAAATTTAGTTAATAATGTGGTTTTACCAGTACCAGTTGGTGCAAGAACTACTCCTAATTCACCTCTACCTAATCCACCCTTAAGAACTTTATCAACTCCAACAATTCCAGTTGCAATTGGTAGACGATAGTCGCTTTCTAACGCCTCATCAATATTATGAAATACGTCAGTTGCATCATCATTACTGATACCAACTTGTAATGCCTTTTGAATGATTTGTTCAATTTTACTATAAGATTCGAACTCACCGCTTTCAATAATACTTTGTACACTTTTAAGTTCTCTTTTTAAATTTTGTTGTTTACAAAAATTAAGTGCCGTGTCTTTAATATATTCAGTTTGACCCTCTCCTTCACTTATAGCCGTTAATGTGTCTAAATGTACTTTAGAAGAATCACGGTTACCTCCTTCAGCCATGATTTTTTGTGCTAACGTATCGTAATTAGGTATTTTACTATATATTTTGTACAATTCCTTTGTGTTCTCCATAATAAATCTAAATGAATTATTATCAAAAAACTTAGCTTCAATTACATCAATAATCGTTTCTCCGTACTTCTTATCCTCAATTATTGCCTTTATTAGTGATTGTTGAAATGTAAATCCCAAATACCCAAAATTCCTTTCTTCCATGTTATGTTTTATTATATATTAAAAATTATAGTTCGTAATGTAGATATGTTGTTTCCAATTCTTCAGATGATAAAATGTCAGTTAAGTCTGACAAAATACGCTTAAGTTTTGGACGAATATCAACCGTATACCTAACCTTTGGATGGTAATAATATGCGGGGAATATCCTTTGAATAAATACATCGTCATTCAACTTAATGACTAATAAAAAATGTTCTCTGTCCTTCTCCGGAGCATCTTCCACATAGTCCGAAGATAGGAAATAATTTTGATTTTCACACAAATAATCGGAACTTTTTATTTTTAAATCCTCCGCAATATCTTCACAAATATTTCTTATATAATAATGTAAATCCATAGAACGGCGGGATTGTTCTACATGATCCTTAACATTGAAGAATCGTTGACAGATTATGTTTCCTTCTAATGTTAAAAGAAACTCAAATTTTGTGATGTCAAGTTGTTGGTTACTCATAGATTTTTACTTTAATTGTTTTTTTTTTATTTTTTTCTTTTGTTGTTAATCGAAGAAATGGGTTTATAAATTTAATCCACGAATCGTCAGATTTTGATAATAGATTGAATATTCCATCGTCCCTCATCATTCTCATAGCATTTTTATATGACCTACCTTCTTGGTCTAAATTTTCATTTATTAGTAAATTTATATTTTCTTTAGCCTCATCAGTTAAAAAAGGTTCTTCCAAACTTACGATACGATTGTTAATATCGAAAAATTCCTCACCTAATACTCCGTGTTTGGTAACACCTGTTAGTAAATTTGCAATAAGTTTGTTGTGTTTGTCTTGTTGAAAGATTTCCTCACATTTGTTTTTAACTCGTTCAACAGAAATTTGTTGTGTTTTTAGTTCAGGGAAAACTGATAAAAATCTTTTTACTCCCATTCCTCTTATACCGGCAATGTTGTCTGAAGAATCACCACACATCATCTTAACCAATTTAACATTTTCGATTAAAATTTCTTCATGGTTGTATAGAATAGTATCGTTTTTTTTGTAAAGTTTTCCGTGTGAGGGATTGTAAATTTGTGTGGTTTCTGAAACGAGTTGAGTTAAATCTCCGTCTGAAGAATAAATTATTTTATTTTCGTCAGGTGAATTTTGAGTATAGTAAGCGATGTTGTCATCAGTCTCACAATACTCATATTCTCCCTGTCTTACAAATAACTCCTCGAGATATTGTTTTACTCTATCTCTTTGGTAGTTATAGGAATTTAATTCTTCTTCACTTCTAATTCTTTGTCTTCTATTTTCCTTGTAATGGATATAGATTTTCTTTCTGGTTTGTGAACCTTCCAATCCATCCCAAAATACCACTATTTTATCTAAATGATATGTTTCAAATGATTTTCTAAGAGTATTGAGAAAATGATAAATTCCTCCAATATGTGCTCCTTTATGAAAGGCGTTCTTAACACCATAAAAACCAATCGTGAGTAAATTGTCTCCATCAACAAGTAATACCGACATTTAAAATTAATTATAGATCACTCTCTTCTGTTACAACTTCTACGTCCGTAATGTCTGTAACATTAACACCTAACATCTTACTGATGTAATCACCACTTTCTTTTTTGTACTCTTCAAGAGATTTTTTTTCTTCTCCTTCCTCTCGTCCAGCCATAAATCCGTGTGATGTAACCAAGATACGTCCGTCTTCATATCCTAAACCATTGATGTGGTTTTTCATGATAGAGATTTTTGTTCTTGTTGCTATTTTTACTTTTCTCTTATCTTTAGTGATAGAGATTTTAGTCGTTCCTGCACCTTTTTGATTACCAAATAAGAATACGATACTTGAGTTTAACCAAATGGCTTCACCACCTTTTGCTTTAATCTTCGGTTGTCCGAAAGGATTATCAGGTAATTCTACCCAAGGTTGGTTAACAATGATTAATGTGTTCGTATAAGACTTATCTGTTCTTCTTGAACCTGAGATACGTTGGTTGATACCCATTCCAATTTTGTCAGCTAAAACTGATGCATTGTGTTGTTTACCACCTTTACCATCGTAAGTCATTTTACATGGAACCGAACCTACTGAATCCCATAAGATTAATAAATCGTGAGGTAAATCTCCTTTCTCTTGTGCATCTAATAATTCATTGATATAATCTGTGATTTGTTCAATGTACTCAAAATCACTGTTGAAAAGATAATCTCCTCCTTTATCGAATCCCATTAATTCAGCATGGTCCCAACTCCATTTTTGTTCTGTGATAATAAACACGGGAACAATACCTTTCTTTTGAGCATCTACCGCTGACTTTACAAGTGCGGTTGTTTTACCTGTATCACTATGTCCTAACAACATATTGATGTGACCCATTGCGGGGCCAGGTATACCTGTAGCGTCTAAGAAGGCACTACCCAAATCGAAAAAACGGTCTGGTTTATATTCTGCCTCTTTTGAGAATTTCTTCTTAATAGAAGAAAAATCTGTTTTTTTAATTCCTGCCATGTTTTTGTTTTTTAAAGGATGTTCCCGACAACAATGTCGGGAACATCATAAATTAATTAGAATGGTAAATCTCCATCAACATCATCTTCTTCTTGTGGGTCAACCACAGGAGTAGAAGTTTTTGGTGATGCAATTACCTCATCACTTGTAGATGATGAAACGTATCTTTTTTGGTCTGAATCCCAACGTGGGGCTTCACCTCTTGCAACTAACTCTAAGTAGTCTTCACCCTTCTTAGCATATACATCTGACCAAGTTAATTCATCCTCTAACCATGTTTTTGCAACATCTGCATCCGTGTGTAAAACACCTGAATCTTCAGGGATGATTGAATTAATTGTTGTGTATTCCTTACCGTTACCTGATTTAGTTAATGCCAAAGAAAGAATCAAATCACGTCCTGTTTCTGCATTAGTGATATCTCCTTTGTTACGGAAAATTGGGAATACTTTATCCATAATACCATCACCTTTGTGGTTATGTTTAAATCTCCAAAATTTAACTCCGTCATTTTCATGGTCACGGTCAATAACCTTTACAATGTAAAATTTACGAGAACGGTATGTACGTGCTAATTCTTTATCAGAATCAACACCAGTCATCATTAAACCTTCATAAACCTCGTTTAATGGTGAACGCTTACCTTCTTGTTTAGGGTCGAATAATTTAACCCATTTTCCATCCACTTGAACTTCGTGGAAATAAGCCTCTACAAATGGTGAACTACCATCTTTTGTAGGTAAAATACGAATACGTCTTTCTTCACCTTTAGAACCCTTAGGTAATACGGTTGTGAAATACTTCTTCATTCTATCCTCTTGGGATACCTTGTTTGCATTGCCACTTGTGGCGTTGTTCTTGTTTTTCTCGTACTGTGCTAGTACTGCGTCAAATGTAGACATAATTGTTAAAATTTAAGTTTTTAAAACGTTATAGTAAAATATACATAAAAAAACCCAGACTTGGAAATCTGGGTTAAATTATTTTTAAAGTTTTTTTTAAGGTTGAATTACCAAGAAATCACATATCTTGGATAGGTTCCCATAGTGTCATATGTGGTATCCACCGTAAAACCATAAGATTTTAATGTGGTAATCATTTGTGGGTTTACTCTTGCTCCATCCACCGTTATAGAGTATAAACCTTGAGCAGTTGCTCCAGTTACTAAACTATCTATGTAAGATAATGAACTTGTTGCTGTGTTTGATGCAATTCTTGCCGCTGAACCTGATATCATTTAATTTGGTTTTTTTAATAATTTTATTATTCTAATGTTAAAAGATAAGATAATTTATTCAATTCTCCTAAGATTTCGTCACGAATATTTAATAAATCGGTATCTGACGAGTCTAATTGCTCACTCATTTGAACCAACGCATCTCTTACTGTTGAAATCATACCCTTCATATCTAATTCAGATAAGTTACTTAATTGAATTGTTTTTGTTTCCTCATCTAATGTAAATCTACCATATTTTCCCATTGCGGACTCAATAAATGTGTCGATTAAATCACTTAATGAATCATAAAATCCACCAAATGCGTTGTGTCTAGCATAACCTTTGGTTTGCCAATGATTAATCTTCATTTGTGTTTGTAATCCCAATAAAAAGTTTACGTTAGAACTTATATTCATCTTCTTGTTGTTCTGGATTAAATGAGGTTTTTATAGTATCTGTTGGATAATTATCAACTTCATTTTTGGTTAATACATATTCATTTTTACCACTTACTTGCATTTCACCTTGTTTATGTGCGAAAAATTCTTGTGGTTTTTCATTAAACGGATATGAATCCAATGAACGCATTTCAAGTTTCTCAACTCCCGTTTTTGGTTTTGACGCTTCAACTTTAGCACCCAATTCGTCAATTTTAGCCATAACTTGGTCCATTTGAGATAATTTAGATTCTAAATCACTTAATTTGGTAAACACATCATCCATCTTTCCGATAACATCTCCATTTTCGTTTTTACTATCCTCAACATCTTTTTTAAGACTTTTAGTCATATTAACTAAATCTGTAATATCAATCTCTTCTGTTGTATCGGTTTCAGCCGGTACATCAGCAGGTGCAGCTGCAGGGTCAATAGGTGCCGCGGGGTCAATAGGTGGTGCCACTGCATCTAATGCTGGGTCAGCTGGTGGTGCCACCGCATCTAATGCTGGGTCAGCTGGAGGAGCATCTTGCTCCATTATCATCGTTTTACCATATTTGTTAATGGCTTTGTAACGATTTAATTCTTCTTGTAGTTTTTGTTCTAACATGGCTTAATCTTGTAATAATTGTCTTCCGTCGTTTGTAACGTATTTTTTATTTATTCTTTCAACAATTCCGTCTTTTTCTCTGATTGTGTAACATTCTCCCGTTACCATATCACATTCTTCTCTTTCCATTCCGTCATTAGAAACCTTTCTAACTTTTTTTGGATTTAAGAATTGATCTACTGCATTAATTTTATTATTTTCCATAATATTCTTTTATATTGTATAAATATCCCAAATTTGTTAATATTCTTATGTCATTGTGAAATAAACAACATCTCCATCATATAATCCCAATTTGGTCATTAATGATTGTGATAATGCGATTCCATATCCATCGAGATTTGGTCCAACATTTATTGGTCCTGTTATATTATCCTTTGTGATGGGGTTACTTCCATTTGGTGTTATTGTTATTTTTTTATTTGTTTTGGGGTTAAGAAAATGAGTGGTTGCTCCGGCATGTGTTATATTAACTCCTTGTGTTTTATTAACTGTTCCAATAATAATATCCGCAGATGCAACACTCAAATCAAATCTTAATGAATAAAAGTCTTTTTCTTTGTTAATATCCCCCCAAGTTAAATAACTAACATATTCTCCATTATTATTCATCGTCGTACCCTGTATGGTTTTTGATTTTAGTCGAGACAATAAATTCATTTGAATTGCATCTTCAGGTTTATATGTTTTACCTCCCATCCCAACAGCAATTGCTCTAAAGTATTCATTCTTGTTATATGTTACTTTTTGGATGTATTTCTCACCATTATATCCGTTATATCTAACACCAAATACATTGACCCCCGTTTCTTTTGTTAATTGTTCTCCTTTAATTTCTTGTTCCTTACCCCCCATATCAATAGTAAATGTACCTTGGTCAGTACTAATTGATTTTTCATTTTTAGTCGAACCTGTTATGTTTAAACTATCTTGTTTAACTCGAGCAACCGCACTTTTGGTAATTCTATCGAATAACGCCCTATAACTTGCCATGAATGAATCTTTAGGGTCTGGTAATGAAGCATATGGTATTCTTGTACCCTTAAACGAAGTTGTTATGTTGTTGTTATTGATTTTATGTGATACCTCTGTAATCCAATATGAACCTTTGAACATTGGTATGTTTTTCAAATAAAAATACATTGTTGGTTGTATCATTACATTACCTAAACACGTAACATCACAAGTATATGACGCTTGTCTGTATATGTCAAATAATCCAATATCTACTTGGTGTGCTCCCGATCCTGATTCGGACCTACCTAAATTTTCTTGAGCAATAAATGATTCCGTAGTATTTCTTATTGAACTTTGGTCTAAACTAACCCCTTTGAAAATACTTTGGTTTTGGTCTCCAAAATTAACTTCAAACGCAACCACCTTATTTGATTTTGATAAATCAGCATTGCTGAATATATCAGGTATGGTTATGACTAAAGGATTTTTATTTGCATTACCAACATTAAAACTGTCGTCATTAAAATTGTATTTTTTACTAACATCAGCCATTTCCAAATGTTTGGAAGTTGGTCCCGTATATTGTAAAATCATCTTTGGAGACGATTCTTGATAATCTACCTCTAAAAACGTACCAAATAAATTTTGAGCCACCTTTTTAGATGGTGTTAATTTAGATTTGGTTGTTAAATTTGTTCCATAAAAATTTACATATGCTGGTAAACCTCTCATATCAAATCCAGTACCATTTATCAACATACCAATAAGACCGTATAGGTTTTGTTTGTCGTTTTCCGGTTCTTCTAACGGTATTAGTTTTTCTAAACTAAAATACGCTTTATCTCCAATATCTCTATTTGCTTTATCTAAAAATAAAAATTCCTCTAATAACAATCTTTGTCCTATAGAATTACCTGCAATCCATTTATCATTAAATGATTTAAAATAATTATATTGTTCAAGTTTCATGGGACTGTCATTGTACCCATTTAAAATTGTTTGTTGTATTGTTTTTGTTTCACTCTTAAGACCAACAAGTTTAGATATAATAGTATTCAAATATAAATCTTGTCTATTTTGAATTCCGTTATGGAATATAGTGTTATATGAAAGTATGTTACTAATTAGATATTGTTGGAATGCTCCTTTTGTATTTGTACCTCCATTTTTTCTATAACCCGCATAGATGTAAACTAAAGGTCTAAAAATTCTAAAATATTCTTCAGTAAATTCTACATTATTAGTACTGAAAAATTCCACATAATAATTTGTCGGTGTTCCCGTATATGGTTCTGTACCAATTATTAATTTTAAATCCTTTTGATTTGTTGTGTCTCCTGTTTGTACAATATCAAAATTATTATATGAGAAACTTTTTACGCTTCCACTTTCCGCAAATCCATTCCAAGTGTATAAATCAATTTCTTTCGGGTTACCAATAGTTATCTTTATTAAATTAGAATCAGATAAAATATCTTTTGTTATTGTTTTTAAATTTTCTAATTGTTGTTCTCTTAAAGTTTTTATTAACAAATTTGTGTTTGTTGGGTCGCTATCTTTCTTTTTAACCGTTACAATAGATTTTAATAAATTTTGAAAGTTATCCTGTTTTACGGATTTAAATTTTTTGTATGGGGTTTCCTCGATAACTCTTTCAGTTGCAAAGTCTAAAAAGTATTCCTCAAATTTATCTAAAATATCAGGACTAAAAGTTGCAATTAAATCATTAACCTTTTTAAATTTAATAGAACTATCCATCACTAAGTAATCTCCAAAATTAACATCAATGTGATATTCATCATAAGATGGAAACGTTTTACCCGTATAAGTTGTATAAACAGTTTCATCTGTCCACACTATTCTAAATGAATTTTGTCCTTTATTAAAGTTTTTTTCTGAATCTGAACCTGTTGTTAAATCTAAATTTGAAGATGAGTTTGCTCCAACTGATGGTAATAATGTATAGTGTGTATCTGTTGATTTTAATTTAGAATTATCAACAAATGATGTCCAATATCTAAATTCATCTCCGTTTGATACTCTATCAAAATTTATTGTATTACTTGTTGTTCTACCAGTAAAAGAATTAACACCGCTTGGTGCATTAATATCAAAATGACTATAATCATTTATAAATTGGTGGTAAAGAGCGTCGTAGAATGGATGAACTCCTGTATCAAGTACATCACTAACAGTTTCATTACCAATTTCAATTTCGCCAGGAACGTTAAATCCGGGGCAAGTGAAAAATGCTCCTGTATCAATCGAAGATGTTATTCCACTTATAATATCAACATTTTCAGTTAGATACTTTTTATATCTATGATATTGGGAACCCCACTTTAACATTAAATGATATGGAATATAGTGTGAAGAACTTACTTCTTTAAATAACGAAGAAGGTCTTGTACTTGATAATCCAAAGTTAACCATTTCATCTAAATCAACAAATGGTAATGAGTTTAATAAAAGATACGCGGAACCCACATATTTTCCGTATGATGATGTTTTATGTAAATCGTTATATAATTGTTTATGAAAATATGGTGTGTTTAAAATATTAACAGAACTAAATAAACCATCAGAAGTATCTAAATCTAATTTTCTTGCAAAAATATCTGTTGTATAACCATCTTTAATCCAAAACAATGAATTGATTGGTGAACTAATTAACCCTTCTTTAGTGTTTACCTGTAAAATACCTTCAAATTTAAATTCTTGAGGTTCAAATTTTGGTTTTTTAATATAAGACAAGTATTGTTCAGAATTGAATGGGTATATTTTTGTTCTATATGGTTCCGCTAAATATGAAAATAAATTACTATTTAAGTTTTTATAAAGATTCCCTGACTCACCACTTTTTTTAGATGTTGTATATTCTTCTATTTGAAATGGTTTTGCCAATAATTGGTTAACATATTCTACCGTTGGTAATTGGTCTTGTACATATGGATATCTTTCAAATGGTGAAAACGATAAAAGGTATTGTTCCATTTTTTCTTTACTATCTATCGTATTTAAAATATCTATAATATCATAATCTTCTTTTAATAGTTTCTCCAAATTAGAAAAATCAATTAATGCCAATTCTTTTATTGATGCATTATTAAAAGTGTCAATTGCCATCGTATATCTAGACCTTTCATATATTTCATATATAAGAGAAGAAATAGATTTATTTGAATATGGAACATTTGGTGTTAAACTTAATAACGTTGATATATTATTGAAATTTTGTTCTTGTGAATTTTCTTCAAAAATGTAACTAATATTACCAACATTACCTTCTTTTTGTGCTAATGAGTCGAGTCTTTTAGTTGCAACTCCGTGGTAGTTTTCAAGAAAATCTATTTCAGGCCAAAGTGATCTGTTAAAACTTTGTAATTTTTGTTGTAACTCAGGGTCTCCTGGATACGCCAAAACTTTTTGTTTGTTTGGTGTTTGTTTTTTAATTTCAGGCCATGGGTAAATTTGTCCGTCTTTTGACTCATCTTCTAAATTACCTATTATTTTTTTTCTTCTTTCCGCAACTTCAAATGCTCTATTATGAACATCTTTCATTAATCTAATGTAAACATCTGCATTTGCAAGAATAACACCTATAATATTTCTTATTGTAGGTTCAAAACCAATTCCACCCTTTGTTGGGTCTTTAATAACTTCATTAATTTTTTGTTCAACTTTAGCCTCTAACTTGTCTCTTTGTGCAACAAATGATTTTTGTATGTTGAATATGTCCGTTAAAATTGCATTTAAGTTTACAATTATTTTACCTTCGTGAGGTGCAAAACCATTACAGTACTCACCAACTTTTTTAATTTGATTAATAAAAGAAAATGTTTCTTTTTTAAAATCAGCCCCTGTATCGTTAATGTATTTTTGGGCAAATAACTGTGTTTTTAATAGTTCTTTTGGGTATTCTATTAATATTTTTTCTAATGTTCCGGCTTTTTCTGGATTTATTAATTTAGTTGTACTTGTTTTTTCCTGTCCTGAAAGATAACTATATGTAACTCCTGTGACTCCATTTATTTCAAATGTGTTTTTTTCTAAGTTAATTGAACCCCAAGTTCTAACCGCAGTTTCAAAATTCTGTACTGTTTTTTCAAATTCCTTTAAACCTGCAAATATTTTATAATCAACCACTTGGTTGAATATTTCCTTTTCTAATATTTTATCTAAACTTCTTGCAACCGTAATAACTTCTCTTAGTGTTTTCGTTGGGAAGTTTTTAGGTAATAATCCCTTTGCAATATATTCATCATATACCGACCTCAACATTGTATAACCTCTTGAAGATTTTGAAACCTTCTTCTCGTATCTACCCGTTTTTTCGTTAAAAGATGTGTTTGTTTCTTTTTCAATTGCATACATATACGGAGCATTTAATATACCCGTTAATGGTATGTCGTTTAGATATGCATATGTTGAACCAACAAATGTGGTTGAAACTTCAAAATTACCATTTGATTCGTTGTATTTTGTATTAAATTTAACTAAATGTAAACGATATCTAATTGCCTTACCATAATATCCTTTTACTGTTAAGTAAAATATTGGCCAAGGCATGTGAAAAAACGCATTATATGGTGAATTCTCAGGAGACTCAAATAAAGTCTTACCTCTAACATCGATAAAGTTTATGTTAATTTGTGGTATGAAATTTGCACCTTTGATATTGATGTTAATACTGTCAATACCAAAAGATTGTGCGGTTCCATCATAACCTTTATTTTCAACACCTTTATAAATTTGATTACCGTTAGAATCTTTTTCAGTAACAACGTTGTCACTACCATTATATGCCTCGGTCCATGACGTATCGTAATCTCCTGTTTTTGGTTTTAGAATGTTGAGTGTTCCTTTTGCAACAGAGACCAATGTGGTTTTATTACCCGAATCAACTAATGTGGTTCTTGGAATTAAATCAGCCTCTAAATTAACATACATCACCAAGTTTTCTTGTTTAACCCCTCTTTCTTCAACAACGCCATTGTTCACAACGCTGTTTGGGTCGATGTATATTAAATTGTTTTGGTCAACTTTGACTAATATATTTTCACCACTGTTTAACTTATTGTTCGCCATAATATAACTTGTACAATTCTACAGCACTTTTGTAATCTTGTAAAGTGCTAATCAGAGGAAATGGTATTCTAATAAAAGAAT